TTACAAAGGATTTTCTAGCCCTGAGCGAGAGTCAGAAGCTGGAGAGTCGAAGAAGTGTCGAAAATCCCGAGCGGGGCCAAAGGCTAACACGTCCTGCAGGTGATCGGGAGCCAGATGGGCATAGCGCATCGTCATCGCCAGGGTCGAGTGGCCCAGGATCTTCTGCAGCGTGAGGATGTTGCCACCGTTCGCAATGAAGTGTGATGCGAAGGTGTGTCGCAGCACATGGGATTTCTGTCCTGCGGGCAGCTTGAGCCCGGTTCGGACAACGGCCTCATCGAACCGGTCACGGCAGTTGCTGAAGGCACCATGCTCCCGTAGATGATCGCGAATCCGCTCTGCCAGCATTGGGTCAATCGGCACCACCCGACGCCGCTTCGACTTCGTGTTCACGAACTGAAGCATCCCATCGCCCACCCGGCTGATCGTCAGCCCTTGCGCTTCACCCCAACGGCAGCCCGTTACCAGACAGATCATGGCGATCAGCTCGACATGCGGGTGCGTCATGCGACGCAACACCTGGAAGAGCCGGTTGATCTGCTGTGCGTCGAGGTACGACAGTTCCCGCTCTTGCAGCCGTATCGCGCGGAGCAGGGCGAGCGGATTCTCGAACTCGATCTCACCGAGCCGCCGCAGCTCATTGAACAACGCTCGCAGGTAGGAGAGTTCGTTGTTCAGCGTCTTCGGGCTGATGCCTGTCGCGATCCGCTTGGCGCGGTACTCCGCGAAATCCGTTGCCGTGAACGTGATCGCCACGGGGTCCCTGAGGCGTTCGACCATGCGGTCCATGATGACGCGGCGACCCTCATAGTCGGCCAGCGAGCGGCCATGCAGGCGGCCCCAGCAATCCACCAGTTCGGACAGGCGCCGACGATCCTTCGGCTTGGGTGACCATTGCGGGCTTTCGATCAGCCTGGATCGGCATGTTGCCTCGAACCGCTGAGCCTCGCCCTTGGTCTTGAATGTCTTGCGAAACCGCCTGCCCTTGATCGGTTCAACGTCGACGCGCCAGCGACCGTCAGGCAGTTGTTGAATCGCCATCAGACAGCACGCCCCCATCGCACATGCCGTTCCTGAAGCAGATCCTTGATGTGCTTGTACAGATCCCGCTCGCTCATCTCCTTTGCAGCGTAGTGGTCGCGAATGACCGGCCAGCAATCCCATTGCTGTAGGGTCTCGAATGCCTTCTTAGCGCCTACCCGCTCCCGTGCCAGCAGGCTTACAAAGTTTCCCAGGAAGAGCTCGACGTTCTTGCCCGAGAAGCCTCGCGAGGTCTTGTAGTACCGCTTGTATTCCGTCTCATCGACCAGGGAATCAACCGGCAGATCGACCCGCACGTCATCGCGCATCAGCGTCCAGATCGGCTCATAGTAGCCAGGGCGCGCAATGAGCTTGAACTGGCGCAGCCCGTAGCGCCACAGGCCATCCAGATGGGCCGAGAAGGCCGAGAACGAGTCGGTATCAATGGCTTCGCCGGTCTTCGCGCTGATCGAGCCGCTGGCGAACTGCTGGATGACCGAATGGTGATAACGCAGCTCGACCCGCCACACGTCCTGGGTAGGGTCGTAATTGTCCGGGTCCGCCGCATCGAACGAATCCCGACGGCGCCAGACGCTTTCCCAGAAGTCGAGCTTGTCCGTGGCGCGGGCCTGTTCTGTCTTGTTGTAGATGCACAACTGGACGCCACCGGCCGAGCCGAACATGGAGGTTTCGCCGCGCCCGTAGACGCTGGACTTGGTAGCCCACTCCACCTGACTGATACCCGAGATATCCCGGTGCGTTCTGGCCCGGCAATGCAGGCGTGCCACCAGATCGACCGGAGGCTTCCAGCCTTGCAGGTCCAATGCGAGATGCACGGCACACTGGTTGCGCTCCCGGTGCGTCATCACGGCGGCGGCGTAGTAGTCCATGCGCTCCTGGAGCCTTTCCGGCGACAGCGCGTCGATCGCGTGCGGTGACACCTCGATCTTCAGGTGCGGCCCGATGTGTTCCAGCTTGGCGTTGAAGTTCTTGATCAGCAGGATGAACCCGAGATCGGCGTTCTGGAGCTTGTACTGGTAGCCCGAGTCCCGACCCACACGGCCCGAATGCCAGAACTCACCGGCAAACTCGACCATCGCGCCCGGCTTCTCGAACAGCGCCATGATCTCGGGGCGGATCAGCCCGCGATACAGCTGGCGGACCGTATCCACGCCGCAGCGCAGCAGGCGCACTTTCGACAGATCGGTGATCGCTGCCGTGCCGGGATCGACAAACAACCGGCCACGCTTCGACGGAATCCCGCTTTGACGATCCAGCCTTGCTTGGTCTTTAACGCTCATTCTTGAATCTCCAACAATGTCCATTAACGGACGATTTCAACTCTGGTTATCTGACGTGTTACAGGGACGTCAGCGCGCGAGCACGCCGGCTCGTGCCTCGCCGTGCGTGCATTGACGCGCTGACGGTCATCACCACAGAAAGCGTTCCTTCTCATAGGGCACCACGACCACGGAAGTGCCCTTGGGAGCAGTTTCCAAGGCCCCGGAAACTGCTTGCTCGAATGACCGAGGCTGACTATTGCCAGCCTGCATAGGTGCTTGCGGCGGCTTCGGATCGGGCCGCGCGGGGTCGAAATAGCCGTGCTCGACGGCGTTCTTGCAAAACGAGAATGACGTTTTGTGCCATGTACCCTGCTGGGAATAGCACTCGCACATGTAGCCCTTGCCACCGGCACGAATGACTCGATAGCGATTGCGGTTGCGCTCGATATAGCCCTGATCGGAACTCATGACGCAGGAAAGCTTGGGATAGGTTTGAGGCTTGGTCAGCTCGTCATAGATCGGCGCCGAGCTGGGAACATCAGGAATGCGAGGCGTGCGCAGAGCCGCGTACTTTTCAACGGTCATCGGCGCCGCCTGCTGAGCCGCGCTATCGACGGGACGAATGAATGCCCCTACCGTGCTTTTCACCTGATCGACGACACCGCCAGCCTGATCGGCAGTAGCAGCCGCCGCGTTAGCCGACTTTTGTTTCTCGCTGTCGTAGCGCTCATAAGCGCGATAGACGAGGAGGCCCGCCCCAATCAGCACGCACATGGCCAGGATGAACTTGGTCGGCACCTTGGTCTGGAAGTGGTGCTTGGCGTTGGTGCTGGTATACGCACCGAAGTAACGCTTATCGAGGCGCAACGATTTCTTGTCCGCATCCTTGAAGCTGGTTTTCACCTCGACCTTTTCAACCACCACTTCGGATTCGAAGCGCAGCAGCTGGGCGGACTTGAACACCCGCCAGTAGTGAATATGGCTGTTGCACAGGCGACGCAGATGCACGTCCAGATAGCGCGGGTCTTGTGTGACCAAATGCACTTCGTGGCCATGGTGACGCATGGTCTCGAAACGAGTGATGTGCTCCGGTGGACGGGCGCGCGGATCGCGTGCACCGAACCAGCCTTGAGCCTCATCGACCACGATGATCGAGTCGGCCGGTAGCTCGAACCACTTTTCCGGTTCCTCGAACTCGAACCACTGCGCTTGCAATTGTTCGGGCTTGAGGCCGTTGATGTTGTGGTAGTAGACGACGCGGCCTTGGGCGTGGGCGCTCTGGTCCACTTCGCGAATGGTATTGAGGGTCTTGCCGTGGCCGGGTTTGCCGGTGCGGATAACGAGCATGACGGCGCCCCCTTATGCTTCGATGGAGGTGCCGCCCGGCTTGCGCCAGACCTGAGCACGGCGACGGTCGGTGGCCTTGTCGATCCCGGCGAGAATGAAGCGAGTGGAGATCGCAGCAAAGTAAATGTTTACCACTACATCAAACTTGGCCAATCCTAGAATGCCCTGGATTATCGGCCCCACATCCCCCATCTTTCCAAACAGATAATCCTGAGCCTCCTGCATGATCACGTTGAAACCGAAATAGGTGATAAAGCCCCAACCCAGCATTCTCAGCACCATCTTCACCAGCGGACCGGCAATGATGACGAGCAGTTGAGCAATAAACATGAAGTGCATTACTGACCCCCTACGGAGCGGCCCACATAGAGCGCGGCGAGAACAGTGGCGACAGCCACGAACAGACCGCTCAAACTACTGGCGGCGTGACAAAGAGGCTCATAACTAAGCTCAAAAGTGCGCCCACCACGAGTGCGCAAGGTGAATCTTTCAGCTGCGGGACAAACTTCAGGTAGAAAGCGAGTACCCTGAGAAACAAAAGAAGGGAGCTGTATATAGCCGGAACCCTCGTCAAGAGTGAATTCTTCACCCTGAAAGAGCCCTTCAATATCAGACTTATATTTGCCGAAATCGGCTTGCTCCTCAGCATGGCAACGCTGTGCCTTTTGCTGTCGAAGAATGGCGCACTGGACAGCATCGCCGGCGCATACTAATTGCTGATCACAATTCGCTCCCGAAGCGCTACCGCCATCTCCGTCGCCATCACCGCCACCGGTATCACCACCACCGCCCGTATCGCCACCACCACCGGTGTCACCGCCACCGCCCGTATCACCGCCGCCACCGGTGTCGCCGCCACCGCCTGTATCACCGCCACCACCAGTATCGCCGCCACCGCCTGTATCACCACCGTCCGGCTCTTCAGGCTGAGGCTCTTCAGGAGATGGTGGCGCGGGGGGCGTGAAAACAGGATCTGCACTAGAGGCGGAACAAGCAGAACCAGTTAATTCATAAGTCAGATTTTCATAAACCAATGTATCAGTGTCGTCAGGTAACGTATAAGCTCCGTCAGAGCCGTCACCACCAACATATCGCGCATCACAGCCAGAAAAACATTGATTAGAAGCGTAATAAGAACCGAAATCCTGATACTCACCATTATTATCACGACCAACAGGCACACCAGTGGCTCGAGTATCACCAGAAACACACTGAAGGCCTCTTGATGCATTATGGCTAATTCCGGTGCGCTCAGAAAGACCAGCCGGATGACTAGCGTGATACATGCAACTGAAAGCAGTCGACGAAAGGAACTGTACACCGTCTGGGCTCAGCGATATATAAGACTGGTAAGAACCCGGCGCATGCATGCTTTTCCACTTCGCAATAGCTTGCGATGAAGTAGCATTACACGCCTCTTCTGGAGACGGATAGAAACCACCAAAGTTTGTAGTCCAAGGATATTGATTAGAATACGAAATCGAAGAATATAAGATTGATATAAGAAAGAAGACGACTCGCATTTCACACCCGCCCAAAAAACACGAGGTAAAACGCCAGGGTGGAAAGGATCAGGACGTACAGTTCGTAGCTCATTGGCGTTTCCCTTAAAGAGAAAACCCCGCCGGAGCGGGGTTTGTTTGCTTCGGCACATGCAGTGCGCGGTGTCCGGTTACAGGGCGCGGCGCATGTACTTGAACGCCATGGCGGCGATGATCACGGCGAACACGGCCCAGCCGATGGTGCCGACGTCGGTGCCGGCCTCATCCAGTGCGCCAGTGGCTTCAGCCGGGACAGCAGCGTAGGCCTGTTGAACGGCCAGCAGGCCGGTTGCAGCAGCGGCGCCCAGGGAGCGACGCAGGGTCTTGATGTGTTGCATGGGTGATACCTCACTGTTTCAGGACTTTTTTCAGGACCAGGAAGCCGAACACGGTGGCGAACAACACAATCGCTTCGCCCTGTAGCTCGGTGACCTGTTCCCAGGACAGTGCAGCGCCGTAGAGGCTCTGCATTTCCTCGACCGTGAGGGCCACCAGCGAGCCGGAGCAGACGGGCGAACCGTCGGCGCCTTGCAGCCAGTCACCGTCACAGGCGAGGAAATTCATGCACCGGCCTCAAGGAGGTCGGCGGCTTGTTCGAGCGGTTCGCAGTCGGGGCAGACGGCGAAATGGGGCGGCAGGTTGAGGTCCGGCAGCAGATCGCTTTGCGGGGCAGGCAGCGCCATGAGCTTGCCCATGTCATTGCCGCAGCAGTCGCAGATCACTCGGTCACTGATCAACAT